AGCAGAACTCAAGCATGTAGTTTATAAGCTCGGTGTAGATTTTACACGAGAAGAATTCTATGCAGAGTTTGGTGAAGGTTCCACCTTTCCTCAAGTGATTGTCAATGACAAACCTATTGGTGGATGTACAGATACAGTTCAGTACCTTAAGGAGCAAAACTTAGTTTAATGGAAACTAATTTTCACGAAGTTTACAATGATGTTGAAAAAGCAATTGACTATGCTTTTCAGGGAAAATTTGTCCTCAAATTTTATGACTACCTGAAAGTTAAGGGTGTGAAAAAAGTTGAAGTTGAAGAGTTTATTGAAAGTTCTACTGCATCAAATATTAGTAACATAGTTGGAGATCTGGATGATTATCTTGAAGGTGGTTCTGACGAAATGCATAAACAACTTCGTGAAGCTTATGGTCATATCCCAAAACCAGAAGCAAGAAAAATAAAAAATTATTTGTATGGCATCTTGGAAGATGCATGGAAGTATAATTATGACAAGAGGAAAGGGAGACGCAAAAAGGAAACTAAATAACTCTGAACCCGAGATCAATCGGGGTGTGGAATTGTTGTTAAGAAAGAGGAGGAAAAAATCTGAAGAACCAAAAACATTCCAAATGAGGTTTGGTAAGATGATTTCTCTCCTCCGTCGAGAGATACACATATTATTCGAATTTCATTTGGATATTCGGAAAAAGTAACTCTCGGAGAAAGAAAAATGCTAGCAGTAACACTCACCATCGGCACTCTTGTTTCAATAATGTTCTTTTTTGTTGGAGGAGTAATTGGATGGATAGCAAAACAACATTTCTATGAGAGTTCATATCCCTCATTTACACACCCAGAAATGTTTGATCAAAATGGAAATGTAATTCCAGACGAAATTTTAGCAGTGAGATTTGAAAATGACTACGACTACGAGAGCGAAGAAGACGACGATTGAAAAACCAATAGAAACTCTTCCAAAAAATCCTTTTATATTTGAAGTGTTGGAACTTACTTCAAAGCAAAAAAGTAATGCAAAAAAAGTAGAAGTTCTTAAGACTTATGAGCACGATTCTCTGAAAACTATTTTTATTTGGAATTTTGACGAAACTGTTATTTCTCTTATTCCTGAAGGTGAAGTTCCTTACGGAGAAATAAACGATCAAACTGTTTATACGGGAACTCTTTCTGAAAATATTAAGAGAGAAACATCTGGTGGTGAGTCTGCAACGGGACAAGATCTTGATGGAAGGGGAAAAACATCTTTGCGTAGAGAATATCAAAATCTTTATCATTATGTAAAGGGTGGAAATGCAAGTATTAATAATATTAGAAGAGAAATGATGTTTATTAATCTTCTCAGAGGACTTCATCCAAAGGAAGCTGAAGTATTAATTCTTACAAAAGATAAAAAACTTACTGATAAATACAAAATAACATTCGATAATATTAAAGAAGCATACCCAGATATTCAATGGGGAAATCGTTCGTGAGTATAGTTGTGGAGAAAAATATGGCAGATACGACAAGAGAAAATCTAAGATATCTGCCTCATGAATATGGATGTGAAATCCTTTTTGAAAGAACAACTATGGTTCAAGCAAAAGATTCATCACTTCCAAATGATGCATATCTAATTTGGTATAATGCGGATGGTGAAACTTTTATGGATGTTACACGTTGTAGAAAACGAGTTGATTTATTTGACTTCTATTACGACAAATATGGTCCAGGATCTGTTCAAAAAATTGATTTTGGATATGGAAGAGTAAACCCAAAAATGTGGGGATATAAAGCACCTGAAAAAAAGAAAAAAAGATGAGTGAAGGATTTAGTGAAGAAAAGATTGAAGTCTCAATCAATAAAAATGAAGTAAAGAATCTTCTTAAAAAATATAAGAAGATTAAAAAGTATATGCGTTCTCCAATGTATAGTGTAAAAAAGATAGACGGTACAGAAAAAATCGTCAGTGATCTTTTGGATAATACTGAGAATGGGTAAGCATTATCTTCTTAATCTTTATGGTTGTTCATTTGTTCTTCTGAACGATGAGAAATGTCTTATTGATTTATTGGAAAATGCTGCGGTTGTGAGTGGTGCAACTGTGGTTCAGACTATCTCTAAAAAGTTTGAACCACAAGGAGTTACTGTAATTTGCTTATTATCGGAAAGTCATATTAGTATTCATACCTGGCCTGAGGAAGGTAAAGCAGCAGTAGATGTTTATACTTGTGGAGATTGCAATCCAAAGATTGGATGTGATATCATCATTCAACAACTTTATGCTCAAAATCACACACTGAGTTATATTGAGCGGTAACTAAATACACTATATCTGGAGAAGTATATGCTCTCTACTCAATATCGTTTACGCCTTGAAGCAATATGCGAACGAATTGTGAAAGGTGAATCTGTAGAGTTAAGTGATATGATATGGGCAGAAAAATTAGCAAAGTCAAATCGTTCTGCCGCAACTATTCTCAGGCAAGCAAGAAGACTTGCTGCAAATCCTAATATGCAGGAAGATAGTCTTGATGGATTTATGAATGCTTTAGACCTTGGAGACCCTGACCCATCAAACCATAGAACAGGATTTCAAAGTGCTGATGATATTATTGATTTCTTCAGTGGAGATAAACCTGACGATTGGAGGCAGAGAGACTGATGAAATCCTTTCAAGAGTTTTTATCTGAAGAAGAGAAATCTTCAAAAAGAACTGCAGGTTATATTGATGAACCTAAAGGAAATGAGAAGTGCTCCAACTGCAATATGTGGAGACCACCTAATGCTTGTACTGCGGTGAAAGGTAAGATTTCACCTGATGGGTGGTGTAAGTGGCATCAATACGATAGAAAGAATCAAGATTAAGAAATAATAAAATCGGTATAACATTTTACAAACTTGCTTGCATAACTAGATTGACGGGTCTATAATGACCTTACGTTCATCAGAGGAAACTCTGACGCAAGTAGGACGGCGGAACGGAACGTTCATCCCAATGGGACGCAAACCGACCGAAGGAACGGGGCCTAAAAATCTCATTCTGGAGGAAATTCCAATGGCTAAAGTAGTATATCGTGGCATCGAGTATGATACCCAGAAGCGTCTGGAGTATCAACAGCAAATGATGCAGCAACCTCAACAGTACGACGAAACCTATCGTGGTGTTAAGTTTACTAAAGAGGGTCATAAGTGATGAAAAAACTCAACGTGCTTCAACTCATTAAAGAGCAGAAGCAAAAAGAGCAACGTCGTCACCAAGCACAACTTGCTAATGTGGGTGCAGGAAAATGATTGCTATGATTGCAGCTATTGCAGGTGCATCAACAGCATTCATTTACTTAATTTATATTGAAGTTCTATTACTCAATAGGTAGTGGAAAATTACCGTTACCACTATGATGATATGGACAAGGACAATAGAGGTCCTGCTTGTTATCTTTTAACATATCGTGGATGTAAATATTGGTCTTGTTACCGTATCCATTTAGTGGAATGGTTTGAAATAATATTTAAGTCTGAGGGGTCTTGACACCCCTCTTTTTTTTAACTATAATACCATTAGTTGTCTTTAAATTATGTCATCCAAAACTGCCGGTTTAAAAGTTAAAGATTTGCATGAAAAGTATCCACATTTTGAAACTGAGTTTCTAAAAATGTGGAGAAATATTATTAAAGAAGCACTTGCAGGACAAGCTGCAAGAACTCCTGAAAGTAGAAGTTTGAGGGGAATTAAAAATATTATTAAAAGACATTGGCCTTATTTTACAGAAGTAGAAGCAATAAAAGTTACTGATATGATTTCATCTAGATTTAATAATCATAAACTTCTTCCTGACTGGGATGGATATAGAAATAAACTTCCAAATATTTTTCCAGAATCTACAATTGGTCAATTAGTCTTCTCTGAAAACAACACTATTATTGGAACAATTCCAGAACCTTCTTCTGATGATGTATGTGTAATTATCATTCAAGGTTCTAAGATGAATGCTCAGTTTACAGATGTTCCTCAAGATACTGCTTATTCTATTCTTTCTGAGTTATCAAAATCTTTAGCATAAAGTATAAAAGAGGGTTCTTGACGAACCCTCTTTTTTTGTGTATAATAACTTTGTTGAGGTTCAATGAAATGGACAAAGAAAAGCTTAAGCTTATTATAAGGAACCTAGAATCCCTTGTTGACTGTTTGAAGTCGGAAGTGTATTCTGATACAGGTTCTTACCTAAACTATGAGGACGTTGCTCCTCACATTGCAGACTACGATGAAATCTTTGAGGACGATGATGGATACCCAGATTGAAGAATTTGAGTTTATGAAACCAGAAGTAAAACTCATCAGTGTTACACCCGATGCAGAGAAGCACATGGCATATTGTGCTAGGGTAAGCAATCCTGCTAATCAAGAAAACGAAAAATTCTCTGGACTTCTTAAGTATTGTATTCAGCATCAGCATTGGAGCATCTTTGAGCAAGCAAGTATGACAGTGGAGATTAACACCACTCGTGGTATTGCGGCACAAATCCTTCGTCATAGGAGCTTTACATATCAAGAATTTTCGCAACGATATGCTGATACCAATCTTCTAAACAAAACTATTCCCCTTCCAGAACTTCGTCGTCAGGATGACAAGAATCGTCAGAACTCTATTGATGACATTCCAGATTATCTGAAACTGACTTTGAGTGAAGATATTCGTGTTCACTTTGAGCATGGTCTGCGTCTCTATAATCGTCTTCTAGAGAAAGGTGTGGCAAAGGAGTGTGCAAGGTTTGTACTCCCCTTGGCGACCCCCACAAGACTTTATATGACCGGTTCTGTGCGTTCTTGGATTCATTATATTGACTTGCGTTCTGCTCATGGAACACAGAAGGAACATATGGAGATTGCAGAACTGGTACGTTGTATCTTTACCTGCCAGTTCCCTGCAGTATCTGAAGCACTCGGTTGGACTCGTGAGGGTTGCTCGGATTGTTCCGATGCTCCTTCTATCACTATTGAATAAATATCATCACACCACTTAAAATACAAATGCCAACTTACAGATTTGAAAATACTGAAACGGGTGAAATTTTTGAGAAGTGGATGTATATGTCTGAAAAAGATGGATATCTTAAAGACAACCCACATCTTAAACCACTTATTCCAACACAAATGAATGTTGGGGAAGTTGGTGACTGGGCTAACAAACTAGTCAATAAACACCCAGGATGGAATGATGTTCTTCACCGAGCAGCTAAAATGCCAGGTTCTAAAGTAAAACCAATCACTTGATTATATGCCTAAGAAAAGAGTAACGAATCCAGTTCCATTTGGAATGAGCAATAGACAAATGAAAAGAAAAAAACCAATCAATCTTGATATAATGAAGACGATTGAGCCTCTGACAGATAATCAGGAGGTACTCTTCAAAGAATATAAACTTGACCAAAACTTAGTTGCATATGGTGCAGCGGGAACTGGTAAAACATTCATTACTCTTTACAATGCATTGCGTGATGTTTTGGATGAGAGAACTCCTTATGAAAAGATTTACCTTGTTCGTTCTCTTGTAGCAACTCGTGAAATTGGTTTCCTTCCAGGAGACCACGAGGATAAGTCAAGTCTTTACCAGATTCCTTATAAGAATATGGTAAAGTATATGTTTGAAATGCCAGATGACTCTGCATTTGAAATGCTTTATGGAAATCTTAAGACTCAGGGTACAATTAGTTTTTGGAGTACTTCTTTTATCCGTGGAACTACTCTGGATAATGCAATCATTATCGTTGATGAATTTCAAAACTTAAACTTCCACGAACTTGATAGTATCATTACTCGTGTTGGTGAGAACTCAAAGATTATGTTCTGCGGTGATGCTACTCAGTCAGACCTCGTGAAGACAAATGAGAAAAATGGCATTGTAGATTTTATGAGAATTTTGCGAGTCATGCCTTCAATGTCAATGATTGAATTTGGAGTTGAAGATATTGTTCGTTCGGGTCTCTGTAAAGAATATCTTATTGCTAAAATGGAATTGAATCTCTGATGTTTAATCATGTTGAATTAAATCTTCCTTCTCTTGAGAGGGAACTGATTGATGGAGTTCGTTATTATAAGGTTCCAAATAATGATGAACTTCAAAAGTTTGTATCTATCACATCAGTTATTAGCCACTTCAGTAAAGAAAAGTTTGCTAAGTGGCGTGAAAAAGTTGGTGAGGATGAAGCAAACAGAATTACTAAAAGGGCAACTAGTCGTGGAACTGATGCTCATACTTTAATTGAACATCACTTATTGAATCAAGAACTACCGACAGTTCAACCAATTTCCGAACATCTTTTTAAGATTGCTAAACCAGCTTTAAGTCGCATAAATAATATTCATGCTCTTGAAGGTTCTCTTTATAGCCAATACTTAGGTGTTGCTGGGACAGTCGATTGTATTGCAGAATTTGACGGAGAACTTTCAATCATTGATTTTAAAACTTCCAAACAACCAAAACCACGAGAGTGGATTGATGGATATTTTGTTCAGTGTTGTGCCTATGCATGTATGCTTCATGAACTCACTGGACTAACGGTTAAAAAGTTCGTGATTATTATGACATGCGAAAATGGGGAAGTAGAAGTATATGAAGAAAGAGATAAAGCAAAATACATCAGAATGTTGACGCAATATATTAAGAAGTTTGTTACTGATAAGACTTCTTGACTATAGTTCAATTTTGTTTTAGAATGGATGCAGTTGAGGAAAAAGATTGTACATTACAGTGTTAGGTCAAATGGAGAATGAATTAGAAAAAGCACTAGAAAATAAGTTTTTCTGTCCTTCTCGGTTTGCTCAAGAGATTGAGAATCTTGTTCAACATAATGAAGACATGAATTATATTGATGCCATCATTCACTTCTGTGAAAAAAATAGTATTGATGTTGAATCTGTTCCGAAACTTATTTCTAAACCACTCAAAGAAAAGATTAAGTACGAAGCTATGGAGTTGAACTTCCTTAAGAAGACTTCCCGAGCAAGATTGGTCTTTTAATTCCATTTTTCGGGGAAAAAATTTCCCGGTAAAAATCCCTATATTACTTTTTTGAATGGTGCCTTTTGATACTTATAAGACCTACCTTGCCCTGAAGAATCACTTTACGAAAGATTCTTATGATTATCACAAGTATCAAGGTAAGAGTCGTGCATCTCTACAATCCTTTTATAAAAGGAAGGATAGATATTGGTTTGAAAAACTATCAAGACAAAAAGAAGATAAAGAAGTAATAGATTTTTTTGTTGCCAACTTTACATCATGTTCAGACCCACAAACATTGTGGATTGGTGAAATGATTAAAGAAGGTGAAACGAGATATAAGTCTTGGCAAAAAAGAATACAATCACTTTCCTATTTGTTCAGGGAAGAATCTCAACAATTATTTGAAAACAAATTTGAGGAAGTATTTGATTGCTCTAAGGGTCATCCAATACTTCTTAAAAGTTTCCTGATCGGTAATATTAGCCTAGAAACCCTAGTAATATACGATAAGATATTCCTGTTCGGGAACAACTTTGATAAGAAACTAAAAGATCCTGTGTGGGAAACCGTCAGTTTAAAAATGAAAAAATATTCTCCGTTCCTACATATAGATGTATTCCATTATAAAAAGATACTCAAGCAAGTTGTTGGAGGAACATGAGTTTTTTTGATTCCGAAGTCGTCCGTGCAGAGATGGCTGAGATATCTGATCTTCAAGAAGATATCTATAAGAATGTGTTTGAATTTCCTCGTATGAGTAAGGAGGAAAAATTGTTTCATGTTGCTCTTCTTGAAAAACTGTTGAACAAACAGCAAATTTTATACACTCGTTTAAAACTTTCCGATGATCCTGAAGCAATTCGGATGAAGGAAAAAATCCAAGAATCTGCTAGAGTAATGGGACTTCCTCCTCATGTTGATATGAATGTAATATTCAACAACATGACTCAATTACTTGAGACCATGAAGGAACGCATTGACAATACGGGTTCCGACCTGTAGACTGATGGGGTACACAAAGGCCAAATCCAAACAATCCGAGGTATACAAATGTCTTTTGAAAATCTGAAAAAGCAATCCAAACTTGGTTCTCTCACCGAGAAACTGGTGAAAGAAGTTGAAAAAATGAGCAGCAGTGGTGGTGGTCCAGATGAACGTTTCTGGAAACCTGAAATGGACAAGACTGGTGTTGGTTCTGCCGTCATTCGTTTCCTTCCAGCACCTGAAGGTGAAGAACTTCCCTGGGTTAAGATATATGCACATGCCTTCCAAGGTCCTGGTGGTTGGTACATTGAAAACTCACTGACTACTATTGGTCAAAAGGACCCTGTTTCTGAGCACAATCGTGAACTCTGGAACAGTGGTAGTGAGAAAGATAAAGAAACTGTGCGTAAGCAGAAGCGTAAACTGTCTTACTACAGCAACATCTATGTGGTGAAAGACCCCGCAAATCCTCAGAACGAGGGTAAAGTCTTTCTGTTCAAGTTCGGTAAGAAAATCTTTGATAAGATTCTCAATGCTATGCAACCTGAATTTGAAGATGAAGAACCCATCAATCCTTTTGATTTCTGGGGTGGTGCAAACTTCCGTCTGAAGATTCGTAAGGTTGAAGGTTACTGGAACTATGACAAGTCTGAGTTTGATAGTTCTGGTCCCCTCCTGGAAGATGATGATGCTCTGGAAGCAATTTGGAAGAAAGAGTATTCTCTCTCCGCAATTGTTGCTCCTGACCAGTTCAAGTCTTATGAAGACCTTGAAAAGCGTTT